ACAGCATAGACCCCCACCATTGAGCAACTGTTCTTTACTCAACAATACCCCTCCCCCACAGCATAGCCATTGTGCTTGACACTCCTATTGCCCTGTTGACAATGGCAATATGTCATTTGCCTCTGCCTTGGCGGCGCGAGCGTTGAAGTCCCAGCCGGATACCTCCGCGCCTGCCGTTGAATCCCCGCAACCCGTTGTCTCCGGCATGGACGAAATGCGCCGTGCCGTCGAAGCCTTTAAATCCCGTCAAGGCATTACCGACAACAGCCGGGTTCGGGTGCTGACAGCGGACGAGTACCGCAAGGCCCGTGGTGAATAACCCCGTGGTTTCAGCGGCTTAGCCAAGGTAAAAACTTTTACTCAATACAGTGAGCGAATTTACTCAGCAAAGCGAGCAAACGTGACCTCGGCAGAACTAGAAGCCTTGCTTGCCAAAATGACACCGGCCGAAAGGTCGGAGTTCTTTGAGCTTGTGGCGGCCGAAAAGAAGGAGCCGAAGTTTGCCGACCCAGAGGCAAAGTGTCAGACAGCGTTCATAGACGACCCGTCGCGCCTCAAGGCCGCACTCTGCACCCGCCGCGCTGGCAAGTCCTACGCTGCCGGTCTGATGTTGCTGCGCGAAGCTTACAAGCATCCCGGCGTGTCGTGCCTGTATGTGGCGCTGACCCGCGCCTCGGCCAAGCGCATCCTCTGGAAGGACGTACTGAAGGAGATTGACCGCGAGCAGGGGTTGCAGTGCCGGTTCAACGAAACCGAACTGTCCTGCACTCTGCCTAACGGCAGCATTATCTACCTTCTTGGCATGGACGCCGACGAAAAGGAAAAGGACAAAGCCCTCGGCCAGAAGTTCAAGATTGTTGTGGTGGACGAGGCCGCCTCCTACAACATCGACCTTAACGAGATGGTCTACGGCATCCTGAAGCCGGCTACCGCCGACTACGGCGGCACCATCGCCATGATTGGCACTCCCGGCAACATGAAGCGCGGGTTGTTCTACGACCTCACCGCCGGGCAAGACCCGAGCGAGCCGGGCCGGTGGGACAAGATGGGTTGGTCGTGCCACCGCTGGACGGCCTTTGAAAACCCGCGCATGGCCGAAAAGTGGAAAGCCGAGATTGAAGACCTCAAGCTCGCAAATCCCAACATCGAACAGACGCCGCTGTTTCAGCAGCACTACCTGGGCAAGTGGGTGGTGGACGATAGCAAGCTGGTCTACCGTTTTGACACCAGCCGCAATGTGTTTGACGAGTTGCCACCCCTCAAAGGCAACAACCGTTGGCACTACGTTCTCGGCATCGACCTTGGGTTTAACGACCCCACTGCCTGGGTGGTGTGTGCTTATCGGGACGGTGACCGCACTCTGTATGTGCTGGGCGCGGACAAGAAGCAGGGCTGCGACATTACCGAGGTGGCCGACCGAACCCACAAGCTAATGAGCCGGTTTCAATTCGACAGCATTGTTATCGACAACGCCAACAAGCAGGCGGTAGAGGAGATACGTCGTCGGCATGACATTCCGCTCACCCCCGCCCAAAAACAAGGCAAGGCCGACTTCATCGAGATTATGAACGGTGACCTCATCAGCGGCTACGTCAAGCTGCACCGCAAGGCGGCGTCACCGCTCATCGAAGAGTTGCAGGGGTTGGTGTGGGATGAGCGGTCGCTACCCAGGCGCGAAGAGCATCCGGCGTCACCGAACCACTGCGCCGACGCCATGCTGTACGCGTGGAGGCACTGTTACCAATGGCTGAACGCGCACCAGCCAAACGGCTTGCGTGCCGGAAGGTCCGAGCCGGAGTGGATGATTCTGGAGTACGAAACCGAACTAGAGAAGCAGCTTGAGCGACAGCTTGAGGAACGACGTTACGCCGACCAGCAGATGGCGGTTTGGGGCGAGGAATGAAGCCGTCTGACGTGCTGGTATGGGTTCGGTTCATGCGGGAGCATGGACTAAAGCGTTTGACCGTGAAAGACTTGGAGCTAGAGCTTGGTGGCCTCTCCTCATACCCCAACGGGCATACAACGCCGATTGAGCCGCAGGGGGTTTTTGAGGACGCCACCGGCTCCCTTTGTGCGTGCGGTCATTCTTGGATTACCGAGCATACCGAGGCCGGGTGCCTCATGGGATGCTCGCATGACCTGTGTTCATCTAGCCACGGAGCGCCCATTGTCTGACGAGAATCAGGTCGTTGAAATTGCCACGCCGGAAGAGCAAAAGCGCATGAACAGTCGTGAGCATCTGTGGCGTGCGGCCATGTGGGCGGGCTTTACGCACCAGGAGGCTTGCATTAAGGCGTTGCAGTCTGGCAAAATCCCGTGGTTTTCGGAACTTGCACCGCTCACCAGCGAAGAGCGCGTTTATATCATGGGGACACTATGCAAGCGGTGGTTCCCCGAAATGTCTGGTGAAGCCGAAGCGGATGCCTGGCGCACGCTGCGGCGAATGTACGGCGTAAAGAACCGTACAAAGCGGAGACGCCATGCCCATTGAATTTCGAGACTTTACTCTTGGCGGCGAGCGCAGCGGCGTACCCGACAAACTGCCCGACAATAAAGAACGCCGTTGGTGGATGCTTGACGGCGAGGATGCTGCCAACGTCATCAGCGGCACGCTGAACCTGATTCGTGACGCGCAGTCGTTTCGGGCAACGCAGTGGATTGTCTCCTCGCGCCTGTACGGCAACCTGTCACCCACCACCCTGGCCGGTGTGTCGTTCAGTAAGCTGGCCGCCCAGCAGCCGGCGCTACGCGACCGCATCAGCTACAACCTGGTGCAGAGCGTGGTCGATACGGTGGTGGCAAAAATCACCCGCAACCGGCCTCGGCCGTTGTTCCTAACCAGCGGCGGCGACTACAAGAAGCAGCGCGAGGCAAAGAAGCTCAACGCCTTCCTTGAGGGCGTGTTCTACGAGAACAGCACGCACGAGCTGGGTACCACTGTATTCCGTGACGCGGCGGTCTGGGGCGACGGCTTCATCCATGTCTTTGCCAAGGGCGACCGCGTCTGCCATGAGCGCGTTATGTCGTCGGAGATTTTTGTAGACGACGTTGAAGCACTGTACGGCCAGCCTCGGCAGATGCACCGTGTCAAGCAGGTGGACCGCCAGGTGCTGTTCGACATGTTCCCTGACGAGGCCGATAAAATTGCTGGCGCCAAGCCAAGCCGCACCGAAGAGGCTGGGCGCAGCATTGTTGCCGATATGCTGACGGTGCGCGAATCGTGGCATCTCCCCAGTGGTCCCGGTGCCGACGACGGAAAGCACGTCATCACCATCGACGGCGCGGTTCTTGGCCGGATGGAGCCGTGGCCGCACCAGTGGTTCCCGTTTGCTCGCTGCCAGTGGGCGCCGCGCCTTTATGGTTACTGGGGCCAGGGCCTTGCCGAACAGCTTCAGAACATTCAGCTCGAAATCAACAAGTTGTTGTGGGTCATTCAGCGGTCGTTCCACATGATGGGCAGCTTCAAGGTGTTCATCGAGAACGGCAGCAAGATTGTTAAAGAACACTTGAACAATGAGATTGGTGCCATCGTGAACTACACTGGCACGCCGCCGGCTTACGTCACGCCGTCGCCGGTTGCGCCCGAGGTGTTCGCGCACCTTCAGAACCTCATCAACAAGGGCTACGAGCAGGCCGGCGTGTCGCAGTTGTCGGCTTCCAGCCTCAAGCCGGAGGGGCTGAACTCCGGCCGCGCCATCCGTGAGTTTGCAGACATTCAGACCGACCGTTTGCATACGCCAGCCAAGTCCTACGAGAACATGTTTATGGACGTGGCACGGCTCTCCATTGAGATTGCCAAGGGCATCGCCACCGAAGATAAGGACTACGAGGTGCGGGTCCCCGGCCGCAAGACGGTGTCGCGCGTGTCGTGGAACGACATCAACCTCTCGCAGGACGATTACGTCATGCAGTGCTACCCGGTGTCGTCGCTTCCGACCGACCCGGCTGGCCGACTTGCCACCATCCAAGAGTACGCACAGGCCGGCTTCCTGTCACCCCGGCAGGCGCGTCGTCTGCTGGACTTCCCAGACCTGGAGCAGGTGGAGTCATTGGCTAACGCCGAGGAGGACTATTTGACCTCGGTGTTCGACCAGATTGTGGATGACGGTGATTACACGCCGCCCGACCCGCTGGACGACTTGCAGCTCTCCAAGCAGTTGTGTCTTGAGTATTACGCGCGCGGGAAGCTGCACAACCTTAAGGAAGAGCGCCTTGAGCTGCTTCGCCGCTACCTGGCGCAGATTGCCGAGCTTGAGCAGGCGATGATGCCGCCGCCTCCCGAAATGCCCGTGCTACCCGGAATGACCGGCGAGCCGTTAGCGCCGCCGATGCCAATGCCAGCCAGCGAACTTGTGCCGAATGTCCCGGCACAGTAACCCGTGGAGTGACTGAATGAGTGTTGAAGGTATGCCGACCAACATGATGCTGGGAGCGACCCAGCCAGAGATGCCAACCGCCGCCGAGGTGGTGCAGGGCGCCGCCGAAGCCGAGGTTCCTGTCGCAGAGGCGCCAGTTGCGGCCCCAGAGCCGGCCCCCGAGCAGCCCAAAGAGCGCAACTCGGAGCGTTTTGCGGCGCTCGCCCGCAAAGAGGCCGAGGTCTACCGCAAGCAGCAGGCGGTACGGCAACAGCAGGCGGAGATTGCCCGGCAGGCCGAGGAGGTCAAGGCGTTCCGCGACTTGCAGAGGCAGGCCGCGCTGAACCCGCTGGAGGCGCTCAAGGCGCTGGGTCTGAGCTACGAACAGATTACCGAATACATGATGAACGACAACAAGCCGACGCCGTCGCTTGAGGTCGTTTCGCTGCGCCAGGAACTTGAGGAGTTCAAGAAGCAGTCGCAGGCCGAGCGCGATGCCGCCCGCAAGCAGGCGCAGGAGCTGGCCGCCAAGGAGCAGCAGCAAATTATTGAGCAGTTCCGTGGCGAGGTATCGGAATACGTCAAGCAACATTCGGAAACTTATGAGTTGACGGCACTTTATGGTGCCGATAATCTCGTGTACCAGGTCATTGAAGAGGCCTTCAATCAATCAGGCAAAGTCCTTGCTATCCCCGAGGCTGCCAAGATGGTTGAGGAACACCTCGAAGAGCTGGCGCAGCAAGCGCAGCGGACCAAGAAGTTTGCAGCGAAGCAGAGTGTGACCTCACCGCAGGCGTCCGTGGCCGCGTCCGCTCCCAAGCCGGGACCGACGTTGAGCAACAGCCTGTCGGCAGTAGCGACTGGAAGCCCGCAGCGACCGCGCACCGAAGCGGAACGGGTAGCAGCCGCGCTTGCCCGGTTAGAGGGTCGGTAATCACACGACCATAGCGCGAGTTACGCGCAAATCTCCGTAAGACCAAACCCGTCTCGCTTCTTTTGTTCTGCGTGGTGCAGAGCAAAACAACTCTTTGCGTGCAAAGCACGCGGTAGGAACTCCCATGTCTTGGCCCGGACCCGGCACTCCCCCTTCGCCCGCTCTTAATCAGACGGGCGGCCCGTCGTTCTCGTTCGACCTTGGCGCTGCCAACGCGGCGCTCAAGGAGCTTTATGACGACCAGAAGATTGCGAACCTGGTCTACAAGAACAACCCCTTCATGGCGATGGTCCCCAAGATGGAGGAGTTCGGCGGTAAGTACATGCCGATTCCGCTCATTGTGAACACCTCGCAGGGCCGCAGCGCCACGTTCTCGTCGGCGCAGAGCCAGCAGACCGCCGCCACGGTCGAGTCGTTTGCGCTCACCCGCGCGTCGAACTACTCGATTGCCCAGATTGACAACCAGACGATGCTGGCGTCCAAGACCGACAAGATGGCGTTCATCAACGGCGCCACCGTGGTCATCGACGGCGCCATCCGCGCGCTGACCAACAGCCTTGCCACGCAGCTCTTCCGCGACGGCACGGGTTCGATTGGCGTTATTGGCGCGTCCAGCACCCTCGGCAACATCGTGCTGACCAATGCCTCGGACGTGGTTAATTTCGAGGTCAACATGACCCTGGAGGCCCGCGACCCCGCGACCGGCACGCTGCGGACGGGTGGCCCGGCCTACGTTGTGGCAGTGAACCGTACCACTGGCGTTGTCCAGGTGTCCGGCTCGATGGGTGGCGTTGCTGGCGCTGGCCTTGGCGGCTGGGCGGCGACGGCTCTTGATACGTTGAACGTCCAGGGTGACCACAGCCTGGCGATGAAGGGCCTGTCGGCCTGGAT